CTCGACTGTATAACCTTCGGGCAGAGTGAGTGGATAATCCGCTGTGACCTCCACGTCTACTTGGCTCCGCAACGGGGGCCGCCTTGTGATCCCGGCCAGCTTCAGCAGGCTCTCCTGCCATGTTCCCCGAGCAAAGTCCGGGTCAAAGTTTCTCGCGATTTCAAGGGCGAGAGTCTGCAAATCATATAGCTTGGCGGCATATATGCCCAGGCGTTGACCATCCGGGCTCTCGGGATCCAGGTCGATATCCGACCCGTAGATATTCCGGAATCCCTGGGCGAGATCATCATATATTTCCTGGTATGTCTGTATCTGCACCCCTTCGCGGGTGATTTCCGGCTTTGCCATTAAATAAGCACCTCATTGATTTCGCCGTAGACATCCTGATAGCGGATCCGGGCTTGGTATTCCCGGCCCTCGACTGACACCTCCAGCTTATGGATTAGCTGCACTCCATCGGTGTTCAGGACGATTTCCTCGATCTCAGCGGTAAGTTGGTCCCGGGTTCCGCGCTGGCCCAAAAGTTCCAGCCAGGGCAAGCCATGATCCATGTCGAGAAACCAATCCTGCTCATGGCTGCGGAGCCGCGTCAGTAATTTTTGTCGCACCCAGCGGGAGCGGGAGATATAATCCGAGCTTTTCCGCCCGAATCTCCAATCACCATCCTGGGTGAGCGCCGACACCTTCATTTTTCCCTCCTAGCTGGGCGGATTGGTTTCGTATCCATCATGCTCGGTGTGCGTATGATTCAAAAGGCTGACCCCCCCACCCTCTACATCCGTGTCACCGATGACTTTTTCGGTGGTTTGGATCTGCACATCCGAGGACATTCCCCCGCCGCCTAAACCCTGATAATTACTTGCAGCCATTGTTCCCTGAACTGTAGCGTTGACTGTGATCGTGATATTCCCGATGATCTTTTGATCGCCTTCCTGCTCCCGGTATCCGGTCTGGTATTGATCGCCTTCCTGAGTGTATTTGCCGGTCTGCTTGTAGTCTCCAACTAGCTCCCAATCACCTTCTTGATATCGGTCCCCGATCTCTGTCCAGATATCCGGGATCTGTATTGCTGAGGATAAGGGATTTAGGCCGGGGAGGGCAACCGCGTCTGAATAATCGAACATCCGATCCTCCAGCGGAATCTGAAAGTCCTGCCCATCCCACCAGCGGTCAAAGCATCGCTCCATGATACAGACAAGCAAATAATCCCCCACTGCAATAGGGGGCTGAGAATAGCTGCTCCCACCCTGGAGGGTCAGCACCGGCACATCTTTGAGCAAGGGCAGATCGCGCTTTTTACCGCGAACCTTGCGGCTAATCACGGGACGAAGGTCCAAAGTCGCGCTGTTGACCTTCTCGACTTTTCCGATTGTCGCTGTATGGACGTTTTCCAGGGCGTCATGGATCAATCCCTGGAAAATCTCTATGAGCCGCTCTTCAGCCATTCATCACCTCCGGGGCAGTAACCGGAAGACCGGTTATCGTCTGATCCCAGGCATCACCTTCCCAATCTCCCTCGAACTCGATGGTCTCCGCTCGATAGATTGCGTTCATGTAGGGCACAAGCTCGGATCGTAGCTCAAACCGCCCGCCAGAGATAACGGCCGGATTAAATCTCGTCTTGACAGTGACGCGCTGCTGCTCCCGCGTGGGAGCCTCTAGGAGCCCAGTCGCCGCGCTTACGAGCGGAACAAACTGGCCAATGACCTGATCCTCGCGAATAATGTGTAGCTTGCCATTCTCAATAAACCACCGCTCGTTGTCCTTGATCATCTTGTCGATGATTCGCGGCGAGCGCCCCACCATCACCTTGGGGCGGGGCAGTTGCGGGCGCGGATTGATCGCCCCGCGCTCTATATGCGGCATATCCTTCAAAACCTCTCCCACTTGGTCGCCCCCGGAAGCGATGACTCGATCAGTCTCCGAGAACTGATAATCGAAGCCGCCATCCAGGCACTCTATCTCAGTAATCAAGTCCGCCCCTTCGCGTCTGCTCGTGGCCGCATGGATCGAGCCCCGAAACAATGGCTCGATGTTTCCCTCATATCCGGCGCTGAACTTGAGCGGGATGTAAATGGAGTCCTCGGGATCTTTGGCGATGGCATTTCTGTGATCCTCCTTCATATTATAGATCGTGATATCCAGCCGATTCAATCCGCCCGCAATGCTTTTGTTGGCGGAGAATGACACACGAAGCGGAGGCCGGAACGTGACAGCCCGGCTCTCAGCCTCGATGATCAGCTCGTAATCACGATTGTAGCGGGACAGGGACACCTCGGTATTCCTCCATTTCGCCCGGCATCAATACAAAAAGCTCACATCTCCCGCTTCCCCAATCATCCCGGCGCATGGGATCAAGTCCGAACTCGCTGTTGTCGCGCACAGCGATATCGAGCGGCATGTTGGCCGACGTGATGTGCAAGGCTCCGACCACCAGGCGAACCCCGAGCCGCCGCTTGCCTCCGTATTCGATGTCCGCAAACCAGGAAGCCACTTGGGGATACCATCTCAGAGTTATATTGACCGTGATCCCCTCGGCCTCCAGGACATGCCGCTGTATCGGTTCGGCTGTGATATTTTCCAGCTTCCTAGGCATTAGGGCCACCCCACTACACTGGACAGCAGACTCGTGGGCTTCTTCTGCCCAGATTGCTTTCCCTTGTCCCGGCCCCCCTGGGTCTTGCCCTCCGCCCCCGGAGAGGCATTGGGGAAAGCATCTGCGGGATCAGTGAATGTGGTCTCCGCGAACCGAATCTGTTTGAATGTGATCTCGAACTCCACGGCCCGGCGCTCATTATCTCGGGTTATTGAAAGTCCGACTATCGCCATGTTCTTATATTTTCGATTCTCGAACTCGATGGGCACAAGCTGCCGATTATCCCGGAGGGAAGTCAGAGTGTCCACGAACTTTTCCCGGAGAGGCTTGGCAGCATCCTGATTGCCGAACAGATTGGCTACATTCTCGCCCACATTGACCGCTGTCTGGGCCGCGACGAGCGCATCCCGAGCCGTGGCCGCAAGAGCCCCCACGCGGCTGATTTGGGCCTGTGTGCGTCCAGGGAGATAGGTAGTTGCCCGACCAATGGTCGAATTGATCTCCCGATAACGCTCCATAGTCGGAGAGGACTGAAGATACACATCACCCACGTTGCCCTCGACAGTAAACTGCACCGGATCGAGGATGATGTGATCGTTTGCATAGCTTCCATCCTCCAGCCACGCCGTAGGGGCCTGGGCGTTCTGCTCGATGGTCTGTTGAGTTATGACCGCAGCCTTGAAACCGGCAACGCCCAGCGTTTCAACCTTCTCTTTGGGGCCGGGGCCCTGAAGAAGTTTTTGAAGGCTCATGGTCCTATGCCTCCGCGCAAGTGCTGATTGGCGTCACGCATCTGTCTACGAAGGTTCCGGTCAACAGAGCGCCCGGCTTGTTCGGGATTATCGGTTTGAATGTTGATCTCATTGTTTTGCTGAACTGAGCGGGCATCCTGTCTTGTCTGTTGGCTCACCATGCCTCCAGCGCCTATCCTTTGTTGTTGCGGAGGCTGTTGGCCTGTGCCTCCACCAAAGCCCATCCAGCTTCCTACTGTCCGTATGGGTTCAAGCAGTGTATTAAGAATCCCCATGACCTTCTCTTTCATTTTCAGGAAGGCTTTTTTCGCATTGTCCGGCAGTCCCTCCCAGATCCCGGAAAGAATGCTCTTGAAGGCATCATAGACGCCCCCCACGATGCTCTTTGCGGCGGCAATAATGTTTCGCCCAGCGGCGGCAAAGTTTTCTACCAGCCCGGAAAAATCACCAGTGAGAAGGTCAAACAGGCCACGAAAGACATTGGCGATGAAGCCGATCCCATTGTCCCAGATACTTTTCAAAGCTCCCATCATGGACCAGAAAGCATCCACGATCCCTTGGAGGATCGGCTGTATATCTACCCCCAGAAATTCCTTAAAAAAACTGGCAATTACGGACTGACCGCCTCGGAAGGCCACTATCAGATCATCAATGATCAGCAGCAGTCCCGCGATCCCGGCAACAATCAGAGTGACCGGCGAAAGGGCAAATTGTAGAGCGCCCCCAAGACCCAAGGTAACGACTTTCCAGGCCGCAAACAGCCCAATGGCCACTCCGATGACTGGAGCGAGCCGCTTCAATGCCCCCGCGATGTTGCCCAGCCACTCGCCCAGCCACTTCACCCCGCCTACAATCAAGTCCTTATGCTTTATCAGCAAGCTCCCCATCAGATCGCTCAAATGCTGCATCATGGGGGCCAACCCCACGGCGATCAGGGTTTTGATCGTATCAAAGCCGAATTTCATCTCCTTGATCGCGTTGTTGTATTTGTGGGTAGTCTCGGTATGTTCCGCCGTGATCTCTCCATATTCCCGCGCCCGCCCAGTCATGGCGCGGAACTCTTCACCGGAGAGACGCAGCATCCGGACCAAGGATTGATCAATTCCAATGGACTGAGCGAGGGTTTGCGCCTCCTGGAGTGACAGATCCATCTCCGCGAATCGCTTGCGGACCTCGACCAGGATCTGCTGGGCATCCTTCATCTGGCCGTTGGAATCCCGGACGGAAATCCCGAGGCGGGCAAAGTCCTCGGAGCCCTCCAGGGCCGCCTGCCCGATCTGGTCATTCAGGGATTGGATGGAGGAGCGCAGGGTTTGGGCATCGGAACCGGTCTGCCCGGCCACAAAGCCCCATTCACGCATGAACTGAACGCTGGTTTGCGTCTGCAGCTTCAGATCCACTAAAGGCTGGAGTCCGGAAAGGACTGAGGTGGTAAACTTTCGCATGGCCCCGGCGGCCACGCCCAGTGCGGCAGTCAGCCCGCCCAGGATTCCGATTGCTCCGGAAAGATTGGTGTTAAACTGTTCGAGAGGTTGTGGGGAACCCTGGAAGGTAAACTTGGTTACTAGCTCATTAACGGTTGCCATTCTGGGCCTCCCACATTAAAAAGTCCTCGATGTCGGCCTGGATGTTCTCGAACTCGATCAGATCCAGCACTTCCGGCGTGTCGAGTTGCTGCATCTCCCGCAATGAGCCGTATCCGCGCCGGGCCAAGTGCATGAGGGCCATATCATCCTCATCCACATTGCTATATTGGACAAACCGCCGCCCGTCCCGGCGCGGGGTTACTGTGAGCCTGTAAGGGCGGCGGGCATGAAAGGGTAGCTGATCACCCCCAGGGCGGTCGTAACGAACAGGATATAGTCACCGGGATAGTTGTCCCAATGATTATCGAGCTTGGCCAGGGCCACTCCGTTGAATGACACATTGCGCTCGATGACCTGCTCCACATCCGCGAACTCGGGGGACTCCAGCCACCAGAAGGAGCCCTTGTTCATGTCATCCTGGATCTTGGAGAAGAAGGCGAAGACCTTACGGCGCTCCTTGTGAGTCATGCGATGGAACACATACTCGCGCCCGTTAATCTCCGCCTTCCCGTCCTCGTAAACGCGCTGGATCTGTGTAAGGGCCTCTTGCTGCGGATCCTGCTGGTCAGTCATAGATTACAGCCCCCTTACGGCATTGCGGAATCGGATCACATACTGCATCGTAGCATTGCCATCCTGGGTGTTCTTTGTTTCCGTGGGTTGGTCAGTGATGCTCCCCTGTTCCAGAATCCAAGACTCCTCAGCATCCGCGCCATCCCGGACAAAGCTCTCCTTCAGGGACCCCTCGATCACCTCCGGAAACTCCTGGTTCCGTATGGAATTGAGGAACGTATCATCCTCGGAGAACTTCAGCACCCGGACTGTCAGATCGTGGACGTTCCGATCCGAGCGATTCGTGATGGCAACGCTGTTTGGCCGAACCCCGTTCACGTGCGCGGTGTTGGGATTGGCCGGGGCCATCTCGATGGAATCTCCCTCGACAAGATCATCAATGATCCGTCCGTTTAGCGTCAGGGTGGCCCCATCCGCGCTTACTCTAATGTTTGGCATATCGAATGCTCCTGCGCTTATTAAATATCAAACACGACAATCACGTCCGCCTTGTGAATCGCGCCCGCGTTCTTGACCGCGACCTGAATGGGCGGAGACACGCGGTCCTGCCGATCCTCCATGCTCTGGTCGGCCAGATCCCCGGCCAGCACATAGAAGCCCTTCTCCCGGATGCTTCGGTAAAACGCCTCTCGTTGTCCGAAGTAATCAGGCCGGAGCCACTCGCCGGGAGCGAACACGCCGGAGCGCACGTAGCGGCGGATCGTCTTCTCCACTCGATCCACAATGCTTTTGACCCCGGGTGTGGTCTGGGGAATTTTGGTCGCCGCCGATCCCAGAAAGTTGAACAGATCGACTTCCACGGAGTCAATAAAGGCGATCAGGTTGTAGCGGTTATCGGTGAAGTTATTGGCCCCGCTGGTTTTGACCCAGGGCCGCTGCTTGGTAGTCACGTAAAGATCGAGGCCCACTGTCTCAGCATCGTTGATCTCGGTCTGGGTGAACGACTCGGGGGTGATACCGCGCAATACCTTGAGGTGGATGGTCATCGCCACATTCTCAAAGGCGAAATCAACAACGTGCGTGCGGGCCATATAGGCCGTTGCAAACTTCCGGTCCCCATCCTTCCGGTAGAGCATTCGGAAGTTGTCGTATCCGCTCTGTGTGACATTCCATGCCGGGTTGTTTTCCGTATCGAGGGCGAAGTAGTCCGTGCCGGTTGCCTGATCAAACACATTGTAAATCAGCACCTGGTTGGACTGTGCCCAAGAAGCAAGGCTGTTTACCTCGTCATCTGATACCTTGGGAATGAACACCAGCCCGCGAAACTTCACCTCGGCGTTCAAAGCATCCAGGGCTTCAACCTTAGTTTCGGGGTCGAGGGTCGAAGAGTCCGTGCCCTGGGTGAGTTCTGCGCCGCTTCCCTCGGTCAGGTTCAGCAGGTCGCCGATGAATGTCCCGGTATCAGGGTCAGTGAGAAAGGTAAGGCTTGAGGTTGAACCAGTGGTATCCGAGGTGATCTTGATCGAGCTAGTCAAAGCCTCCGCGCTGGAAGACGGGCTTTCCGAAGCGAGAGCATCATGAATCACCTGCGCGATGTCCTCTAGGCTCGTAATGCCGGTGAAGTC